AGAGTATACGTCTGTTGGGAATAAGGGTTTCCGTAAGATATATCCAATTAGAAATTATAATCTGGTCCCATTAGTTTACGACCATCGAGATACTCCATATCCATTTGGTAGAATATGGTATCTATACCCACTTCAAAGAGCATTAAATAAATTCATTATGGTTGCATTACTTAATGGTTCACTTGTTAATGCTTCTCGTATATTAGCTGAAGAAAATTCACTTGTTAATGAACACGAATGGATTAAGAACTTTGCAGTGCCAGGTGCAAGATTAAAATATAAATTACCTATCCCTGGCCAATCAACTCCACCACAATTTATTGAAGGCAGACCACTTGGTGAACAATGGTTAAAGTTCCCTCAATACATATCTTATATTATGGAATATGTTAGTGGTGTGTTTGGAGTTATGATGGGAGATAGTAGAGAAAGTCCTGATGTATTTTCTACTGTAGCCTCTTTACAATCTGCTGGTGGGATGAAGATGAAAAGACGAATAGGGCAAGCAGATGCGGCATTATCAATAGTTGGCCAGGTAGTTGGACAGTTCTATAGAGAATATGCTCCAATTAATGGTTATGCTACTATGATAAATGAGAATGGTGAACAGGAAGAACCAGTTAAGTATAATGTGATAAAACCAACGAATGAAGATGGAACCCAGATTGGGATAGACCCACAAACAGATTTATCTCGTGGTTTCAAGACTATAAGGTTTACGACTCAAGCATCTAATGGTTTTGAATCTGGGACAGAAGCAGCCTTACTTACTAATATGGCAACCCAGTTAAAGATACCTGAACTAGTCCCATTAATATTGAAAAGATTAAATATAGCTGATGTTGATAAAGTTATGAATGATATCAGTTTGGTTAATAAACAGGGTGCTACTATCGAACAGTTAATGAGCACTATTAAGGATTTGGATAAGAGAACTACTAATTTAGCTAACCAAATAACACAAAAAGGTTTTGAACTTGCTAAGTCTCAAGCAGATACTGTAGAGGCAAGAAAAAGACAGCGAGAAGTAGAAACACAAGCAATAGGGAACAATGGAGCCGAATAAAAACAACAATAACGGAGATGTTTTAGTCGACGAAAAGCACGGTGGTTCGACAAAGAATTTTGTTGATAACCTAATGAAGCAGGCTACGGATGCTGGTATAAAGATAAATCCATTAAAAGATGGTGGTAATGGGCAAGCTATAGTTGACCCACCAATAAAGCCAGTTGGAGAAGTTAAGCCAGTTGATGATAAGAGGTTTGATTATTCTATTTTTAAGAATGTAGATAAGAAGGATTATGATGATATAGATGGTTTCTTAAAAGAGAATAAAGTGGAGAATCCAGTTATACGACATAGATTAGTAGACAGACTTGATGATTTTAAGAAACAACAGAGACTTGCTACTGAGAGAGATGTTAAGATTAAAGAGCTTGAAAAGAGTGGTATTAGGGAAGTTGAGGTTGATAAGAAGTTTACTGATTTTGTTGATGGTCTGCAAAAAGATTTCTTTGGGACATATGCTAAATATCAGAGTGAATATAAATTGCCTGATATTACATCTATGGCTAAACAAGTTGCATCTGGTAATACTCTTCAAGCAAGAATAGGGCAATATCAAACAGATGTTCTTACTCCAGAAATTGAAGAAAAACATCATATAGAAAAGGGGACATTTGTATTTGACCCAGCAGATGCTTGGAAAAGTGGGACTCCATCATATGACTATAGAATTAAAACAGCAGATAAAGAAAATGAATTTAGAGGCGAATATCAGAAGAAGAATGATGATATAAATTCATCTGCTAAGCAGATGGTAGATATTCGCAACCAACAAATGGAGGAAATTAAAAATACTTATTTCTCTGTCACCAAACAAAATGATGGGTCAGATGAATATAAAACAGAGGCAGAAGCCCAAAATAAAAAATTTACAGATTTTCTGACAAAACTTGATACTGTGTATAATGATATGAAAGCAGGTAAAGTTTTGAATCCAGAAGAAAATCCTTTTATCTTCAAAAACATCTTTAGAGGATTATTCTACTCAGAGTTATCTAAGATTGATATACAGCGTGCCGCATCTAAAATACACGAGCAGTATGCGAAACACGGTCTTAGATTACCAAGAGGGGAAATGCCTGATGATGTAACGATTTTGAAAGGAAAAGCCCCAGATGGTGAGTCTGGCACTTTCAAGGTAGGTGATACCAGGTTCAGTCCACAGAACCGATTCTTAGAACGTGTGGGCAAACAACTAAATAATTAATGGTATCAACTAAACAAGGAGTGACAGATGGCAGTATCGAATATAAATATTGCTCAGATTACAGGTGCTAACCTTTTCTTAGATACCGCTAACGAAGACACGGTTATTGCAGTTAAGGGTTCAAGTGGAGTTATTTATTCTCTTGAGCTTGATAACTCAGCTAATGGTGCCGCTACTTACTTTAAGTTATTTAATGTCGCTGCTGGTTCAGTAGTGTTGGGAACAACAGCTGCTGATTTAGTAATTCTTGTTCCAGCAGCAACCGCAATAACTTTAGTATTTCCAAGTGGTCTAACATTAGGGACAGCAATAGCTTGTGCAAGCGTTACTGGTAAATCAGAATCAGATAACACCGCCCCAACGTCATCCTTTATAGTTAAGATGGTTTACGTTTAATTAACTAAAGGAGAAAAACAATGGCAGGCACAGATAGTGCAGTTTATCGTGGTTTTTACGATACCCCTCACATACAGGATAGATTAAGACTGTATGGTCAGCAGGAAAAGATTTTTCAGCTGATTGCGTTACGCCAGGTTAATCCTTTGTCTATATTAACAGTTATCTCTGAGAAGTTCGGAGTAGTTGGTGCGAATATGATTACCGACTGGAGATTCCGTTATCAAGAATTTGATGAGTTACCATACTCATATTTACTTGGTGAGGCGTCTGTACAACCAGTATCGGGAACTCTTATTGACTATATCAAAGTTACTAATAACTTTGCTAATGGTCTCAACACTAACCACAGGCTTCTTTGCACAGGTACATATATGGGCAGAGATTTATCAGGTGGTGCAACAGTTACAAATGTTGCGGTTACATTTAATGTAACAAATTGTCCTCTTAATGAGATAGTCAAAGTTACTGGCATAGGTGAGAACAGTCAGGCTTATGAAGGTAACGCATTAGAGGCTGGTTATACTTGGGTTAAAATCCTGAGAGCACATCCAGCTCCAAGTGTGACAGGTCAATTAGCAGCTATACCAACAGCTACTTATGTTAAGATTGTTAATAGTGTTGCTAAAACAAATCAGCGACCCAATCCACCAGTTACCCAGAATGGTAAGTATCTTGAGAACGTAGTTCAGATTACACGTGAGTCTTACGGTGTAGGCGAACATATGAAACAAGGTGGTGGTATTAAGACGTTGTTACTTCAAGATGGTGCGGCTCAACTTGATTTGAACTATGAACTGGTTCAGATAAGATTGATGAAAACCATTGAGAAGGCATTACTTACTGGTAGAAGATATGCGGCAGAAGAAGGTAATGAATCAGAATATGAAAGTGGTGGAATCTTGGAATTTGTTCCAACCGCTAACTGGATTAACGCAGGTGGTATTCTTAATGTTTCGAGAGTGAACACTATTGTCTCGACAGCATTAGATACAGCAGGTGTTAGAGAGCTATTTATGTTTGGTGGTTCTACCTTTACGAAGAATCTTGCAGAAGCATATGAGAACAAAAGAGGCTTTGGTGAAGTTCAGAATCTCTCAATGAGATATGGATTGAAAGTTTATTCAATCGAAGGAACTGGCAGAGATGGTATTGTTTATTATGCTAATGCTCCGATTCTAAGTGAGTTAGGAATGGACAACCAAGCGTTGATTCTTAACCTTAGTGAATATAATTACGGTGAAGGTAATCCTTACGGAGCTTTCCAGATTGCAGAAAAAGTCCCGATGCTTGACTTACCTGAAAGAGCAGAATCATATGATGAGAATGCTGGTTTCAGAGGTCAGTGGAGAGAGATGTATTATGCATTTGGTTTGATTCGTAGATTGCAAGCCACGCATTTCCGTGTATACGGAGTAACATCATAAGGAAGGAGAATAAAAAATGGCTGTAAATTCAAGCTTTGGCTTATTTGGTATTATACCAGAAGCTGCAAACAATGAGAACACTCGACCTGGCATAATGCTATTAGAGTATTTTGATGTTATCGCTACGATAGGGACACTTGAAGAAACATTAGAGTTGCCAACGCAACTTGATGAAGTTCTTGGTCTTATAGACCTCAAATTTAAGACAACTGGTGGTGACCCAACTGATAGTATTCAG